GATGATGGCAGGTACACCTTGTCCAGTTGATGGATTAATTGGTGAGAAAGCTAAAGCAAGATGGCTTGAAAAAAGAAAGGGAGAACTGAGAGGTACTAGTAAACCTAGTATGACTTGGAATGATTAGAGTAATACTATTATTATTTCCTTTGGCTTTGTTTGCTGAAGTAGTTACTACTAATAATCTTATTAGCCAAGACTTTACAGATGGCTCATGGAATAATCCAGTTAACAGTTGGCATTCTTCTAATGATTTAGCTGGTTGGAATGGTTTAACACATTCAACATCTGTAGTTTATGAGAATGATGATTTAAAAAGTGGCTTTGATATGACTACAGGTGCAGAGATATTCCACTGGTATAACAATCAAACAGTACATATTACACAATCTGTAACCTTAGATGATGGTGGGGTTGTCACCCAAACTAAAAGCTATCTTGCTTCTAGAGGGACAGTACATGATGTAGCTAACACTATAATCATAGGTAGTAATACCAGTACTGATTATGAATTAGGCATGAGTATATTGTTTGAAGACACTAGAGGTCAAGTAGGACACTATTCTGCTGATGTTCGTGACCCATATATAACATTAACTTACGATAATACACCACCAGTACAGTTGTCAGCTACAGAAGTACAAGAAATAAGCAGTGTATTAGAAGATTTAGTTATAGAAGAGTTTAAATTAGAAGACCTTAAGGTGTTTGATGTCCCTGTTATGGACGTTAAGGTGGAAGAAACCCCTTACTTTGAGGACTTAACAATAGAATTTGAAGAAGAATTAGTAGTATTTAAACCTGAGCCTATGCCCATAGAAGAAATGTCTGTGGAAACTATAGAGCCTGAGTTTGAAGAAGTGATGATAATAGAAGAAGCTCCCGTTATGGAAGCAAAAGAAGAAACAATGGAGATAAAAAATGCCGCAGAAACAAGAGAAGAACCAAGAACAGATGTATCTAGAGGAGAAGGAGAAACAAGAGGAAGAGCTGAAAGCCCTACTCAAACAGCTTCTACTGAAACTAGTCAGATACTTGGATTAGTAGATAGTATACAAGATGCTGTATCTGTAAAGATACCTAGAGTAGCTGACCAGTTAAAGGCTGTTCAATACCTAGTAGCTAAGGCTATGCAAAGTACTAATGGTTTACTAAAAGAATATACAAATGTTAACAATAGCTTATTTGATAACCAGCCAACAATAGATGGTGGTAACTTAGATGTTTACACTAGCATTAGTTATGTAGACATAAGGAATATATATCCAAATAACAACTATCCTGATAGAGAGGTGATATGGACATCAAGGTAATAGCTGGAATTGTAGGACTCATCATGACCTTTGGTGGTTTATTTGTCCAAGTAGGGACTGTAATGAACCGTTTAGAGGTACTTGAGGCTAAATCTACGCCTGATATTACGCCTATTAAACAGGAATTAGCTGATATTAAAGAACAGATGGCTATATTAAGAACAAAAGTAGAACAACAGGAGAACCCACTCTCAGGATATTAATATGGAAGAAGAAAAAAAAGAAGAAGTAAGCAGAATTGTAGAAGAGTTACCCGTATTACTAGTGGCTCACGCATACAGAAAGCTTAAGTCAGGTGAAGAAGTATCAGCTTCTGAGATGAAAGTCTGTTTAGATATATGCAAGACTTACTCAAGCCCTGACATTGTAGAGAAAGCTGAGAACATACTAGAGGATTTACCTTTTGATACAGAAGAATAAAGTTAAAGGAGTAGATAATTTTAAGAATTTTCTATATCTATGTTGGAAGCATCTAAATCTTCCTCAACCTACTCCAATACAATACGATATAGCAGACTATCTACAGTCACCCGATAAACGTCTAGTAATAGAAGCATTCAGGGGTGTAGGTAAGTCATGGATTACAAGTGCATTTGTATGTCATCAACTACTCATGAACCCTCAAAGGAACATCTTAGTAGTATCAGCATCTAAAAGTAGGGCTGATGACTTCTCAACGTTTACACAACGTTTAATAGGAGAGATGCCTATACTATCACACTTGATACCCCGTAATGAACAAAGGCAATCTAAGGTATCCTTTGATGTAGCTCCAGCTCAAGCTTCACATGCACCCTCAGTTAAATCTATGGGTATTACAGGTCAACTTACAGGGTCTAGGGCTGACCTAATCATTGCAGATGACGTAGAATCAGCTAATAACTCACAAACACAGCTAATGAGAGACAGATTAGGTGAGACTGTAAAAGAGTTTGATGCAATTATTAAGCCTAAAATAGGGCGTATTATCTTCTTAGGTACACCTCAAACAGAGATGTCACTATACAATGACCTAGAAGAACGTGGCTTTAAGACAAGAATATGGTCAGCTTTATATCCTGACAAAATACAAACTATTGGGTATGGACATAAGATAGCTCCAATGATAACAGCAGTAGAAGACCAAGAAGGTAAACCTACTGACCCCGATAGGTTCAATGAATTAGACTTAATGGAGCGTTTGGCTTCTTATGGTCGCTCAGGCTTTAACTTACAGTTTATGCTTGATACCACTATGTCAGATGCTAACAAGTACCCCCTTAAGCTGAATGACTTAATAGTGGCATCAGGTTGTAGTACTTGGGAACAAGCTCCAGCTAAGATACAGTGGGCTTCAGGTCAAGACCAAATCAAAGCATTAGACCCTGACATACCTAATGTAGGACTTAAAGGTGATTTACTCACTTCTTACTTATACATGTCAGATGAATTTGCTGACTTTGAAGGCTCAGTAATGTCTATTGACCCAGCGGGTCGAGGTAAAGATAAGACAGCCTATTGTGTCCTTAAGATGCTACACGGTGTCTTATATCTGACTGCTATAGGCGGTCTAGATGGTGGATACTCAGAGGAAACTTTACGTAAACTAGCGGGTATTGCTAAGGCACATAAGGTCAACGATATAGTCATAGAGAGTAACTTTGGTGATGGCATGGCAACACAGCTTCTAAAGCCCATATTAGCTGAAATTCACCCTTGTAATGTAGAAGAGGTACGTCATAGTATACAGAAAGAGAAACGTATAATTGACACCTTAGAGCCCATCATGAATAACCATAAGTTAGTGGTAGATGAATCTATTATTAAAGATGACTTTAAGTTTGAACCTGACCACCAACTGTTTAGACAGATGACTCGAATAACAAGAGACAAAGGTGCACTAAGGCATGATGACCAAATAGATGCCCTAGCTATTGCAGCTAACTATTGGGTAGAAGTTATGGATAGAGACCAAGTGTTATCTTATAAGCAACACAAGAGTGACTTATTAGATGTAGAATTAGATAAGTTTATGGAAACAACAACAGGTCGTAAGACTAAAAAGGATAGATGGATATGAGTGACGATTACTTTATATATACTCCTAATGAATGGGAAGAAGTTAAAACAAGAGTTGGTAAAATTGAGTCAGACAATAGATATGATATAACAGGTGGAGCGGGTAATTTGTATCATGGAAGATATCAAATGGGTAAATTAGCTATTAAAGAAGCTGCTGAGGAGCTCGGTGTTCCTATTCCTTCTTTTGAAGAGTTTAAGAATAAACCCCGTTTACAAGATAAGCTATATAGACAGTTTATAACATCAGGGGATATGTGGCTAAAATTGAACAGTGAAGTTTATAAAGGCATGTCTGAAACTGATAGAAAAAAAGTGTTACCAATGCTTCAGCTTGGGGCTGGTAATGTACGTAATTTCTTAGATAAAGGGATAGTAAAAGAGGATGCTTTTAAAACACCTATTACTAAATTTAGAGATGCTTTTACTGATTATAAATGGGAAACTGAAGATATAGATTAGACTTTGGTCGTCATAGGTTTTCTTTCATTTTTCCCTGTGGCGGCTTTGGTTTTGTCCATAACAAACCTTGAACAAAGACTAAAGTACCCTTATTAGTATAATACTACGAGGGTTAACTATAGCTATCCCTAATTACTACTCATTATTATGTACCTATTAGAAGTACTACTCATAGTTATTATTGGAGTATTACTCCTTAATAGTCCCTACATAAGAACCTATTGGCTTAGACCTGAGATATCCATAGTTGAGTTTATTCTTACTTTGGTTTTATCTTGGTTTATTATGGCTCACATTTGGTAGAAAAATATGAGACAGTATAAAATGGTGTGGAGCGGGAATTTTCCCCGTCGCCTCTATATAATCACGCGAGCGGGCGTGCGTTCAATCTTCATCTCAAAACTTTTTTTTACTATAGGGGGGGTTGTGGGCTGGCTGGGGCTGGCTGGGCTGGCGGGCGGGGACGCATAGGGTGAGCACGGGGTTAAATACTTTGGCGTGTCTGTGTTCTCAGGTCTATTTTTATTTGTCTCAATTTATTTTCAGGCTAGAGCCCAATGAATACGCACATCTACAACCATCATACACATTTATTTCATTTATTTATCGATTTCCAGATCCAAATCCATTTGCTTTCCCTCCCAAATCCATTCCTGGTCCAT